AAAAGCTATGAATGAAGAGCAGAAAAAAGAATTTAAAAAAGATATGGAGAAGAAAGCAGATGGTGGACGTATTGGTTATGCAGATGGTACACCTTCGTTTGAAGAGTATATGCAAGAGAGACAAGGCATAGAAAAAAAACAAAACTTTGAAAGATTATACAAAGAGTATTTAGAAGATCTACGGAGAAAAGGTGTTATGGAACAAAAACAAATGGCAGCAGATGGTGGCCGTATTGGTTTAGCTAAAGGTATGACGAAGCGTGCATTCTTAAAACTAATGGGCGGAGCAGGTGCTGGTATTGCAGCTCTTAAATCAGGATTATTAGGAATTGGTAAAGGCACAGCAACTAAACAAGTTGTAAAAGAAGTTGCTGACCAAGGCATTCGAAGTACACCTCCACCATATTTCTTTGAACTTGCAAATAAAATTAAAACACTTGGTAAGCCAGATAAAGTTACATATGCAGATAGAGTAGATATTCATAGATACACAGGTAAGAATGGTGATGAGTATGAATTGATCGAAGATCTTAACACTGGAGATATAAGAATTCAAAAAGATAAAATGGGGGGTAGATCATATGAAGAAGGTAGTTATGAAGTCATAGAAGATAGAAGCGTATTAGAATATAGAAAAGGTGAGACTGGTGTTAAAGATGAAGGAATGGAGACTCAAAAAAGTTTTAAAGAAGCTGATGAGTATGAAGAATACAAAGTAGAATTTGATCAAGATGGAACTGAAGCATCTGTAGATAATTTAGATGAAGTAATACAAAAAGAAATTTTAGAAGAAGCAAGTGGTGAAGCACCATCAATTAAAAAAGCAAGTGGTGGTATCGCTAGAATGTTAGGGGAATAATGAACCCAGCTAGATTTTCACAGATGATGAAGTATCTGACTCGGGCTAAAAAAGAAAAGCCAGATCTCCCTGATGTCTTTCCTGCAAGCAAAGCACCTATCCCAGCTAAAACACAAACCGTTGAAGAGATGGAAGCTATTAACGCATTCATAAGACGTGAACGACAACAGAAAGCAGGTGGTGGACGAATTGAACTTAAAGTAGGCACTCCTTCAAAAAAAGAATTAGAAATAGCTGAAAAAGTTTATGGAATAAAACCTGAATTTGAAGGTAAAATTGGTCTCGACCTTTGGAAAGAAATTGGTGCTAAAAAAAGATCAAAAATAAGAGAAGGCACAGTGACAGGTGAACCTGTAGGAATGGGTAAACTTAAAAAAAATCAATTAGGTAAAGATGACTTTATAAAGTTAGCAAATCAAAATAAAGGTAAAACTTTTAAAGAATTTTCTAAAATACTTAAAAGTTATAAAACAAGAGATGGTAAAGATTTTACAACTCAAAATATTTCTGAAAGATTAAGTAACTATAATTTAAAAAATTTTTTTAAAAGAGATCCAGCAAAAGGAGTTTCTAATGAAGTAAAAGCTGCAGCAGATAAAAAAAGAAAAGCTAGTTTATTAGAAAGTGATCCTACTGGAGCAGGAGGAACAGAAAAATTTAATTATCATCACATAACTCAAATTGAAGGTGGAATACCACTAACATCAGATGATGTTTCGATTATTAACCAAAGACTTAATTCACAATTAGGTGGTGAAACTAATAAAGCTTTAAACAGAATATCAGCTGCTATTAGAAAAAATAATAGACTAGCGTTAGAGGCAATGAATGATAAACAAGAAGGACTTGCGTTAGATTATATGAAAAGGTCTGATGAACTTAACGTTCAAGCAGAAAAGATTGTAAATAGTGCGATCGATAAATTACCAAAAAAATACAAAGGTTATGTAGGATTTAAACAATTTACTTTACCAAGAGATGAATACGGTCTTCCAATTAAAAACGAACCAATGATAATCAAAAAAATTGGTAACACGCAGGTGTCAAAAAATGCGATAGACTTAACTACTTTAACTAAAGAAGGTGACAGAGAATTTAGAAAAATAGTTAAAGCTCAAGCAGAAAGAGGTGAAGTTGGTCCTATTAAATTAACATCAACTGACAAAAAAATTTTAAACAACATTCAAGGCTACAGTAAACTTCCACAATGTAAAGTTTCTGCTGCGGATGGTGGACGTATTGGCTTTGCTTTCAGTGATGAATGTATTAGAGATGGATTAAAAGAACAGAAGCTAGCTGCACAACAAGGGAATAAAAAAGCTGCACGAGAATTAGTGCAAGTTGGTAAAGTTGCAACACGAGCTGGATTGTTAAAAAATTTGTTAGGTCCAGGAGCCATTCTTGGTGAAGCAGTGTACGAGGGTGCTCTTATTGGTAACAAAGTTTTAGGTGGTAAGCCTGCTGACATCGCATGGGCTGAAAGTTATTTATCTTATTTAGATCCTAGAAAATACAGAGGTGAACTCGATCCATTAAAAATGGAAAGAGAAGATATGTTAGAAAGCACAGCTGATAAAAATATTTTAAGATCAGGGTTCGCAGCACAAGATCAAATATCAGATTTTAATGAAGCTATTGAAGAAAGGGATCGTGCAAAAAAAGCAGGTAGATTAGATGAGTACAATCCGGCAGCAGCAGATGCAAGAGAACAAGGTAGACTTGTTGATCAGTCCGCAGATATAATATCTAGCGAAGCATTTAAAGATGCAACTAATGTTGCAAAAGAATATTTACAAGGACAATCAGGACAACAACAAGCTGACTTTGGAGTTTTTTCAGTTCCACAAAGTGCACAAGCAGATGAGGGAAGAAGAGTTAGAGCTATGACTGAAATGAGAGAGTTAAATCCTCTTATGTCTAATAAGGAACTTTTAGAGCTATTAAAATCATATAGCATAAATCCAAAAGATTATGATTATACTTACACACCAAGAAATTTTCCAGCAGACACATCAAGTAAACCTTTAACTGGTTTTGATAATTTAAGAGATTTTTACCAACAACAACAAGCAACTCAAAATATAGCAGATGCAGGTGGAGTCGCTAATCTAGCAGAAGGTGGCGTAGCATCAGGCCCACCACCAGTAAGAGGACCAAATCCACAAGGGTTGCTATCCCTTAAAAACCGTGTTAGAAACTACTAGGAGTAATATATGGCAGAAATAGACAAAGGACTCCCGAACACTAGAAACAAACTTGAACTTCCTTCAGAGGAAGAAATACAAGATGTTGCCGTTCAGGAACCAGTAGAAGAAAAAGGACCAATCGAAGTTATCCCAGAAGAAGATGGTGGTGTAACTTTAGATTACGAACCAGGTGCAATTAACGTGCCAGGAACAGAATCACACTTTGATAATTTAGCAGAACTTTTACCAGATGATGTTTTAGATCCTATCGGAAACGAGATGACTCAAAATTATATGGATTATAAAACTTCAAGAAAAGAGTGGGAACAATCTTACATTACAGGTTTAGATCTTTTAGGATTTAAATACGAAAACAGAACAGAACCGTTTCAAGGAGCTAGTGGTGCAACTCACCCAGTTCTTGCTGAAGCAGTCACACAGTTTCAAGCGCAAGCTTATAAAGAATTATTACCAGCAGATGGACCTGTAAGAACACAGGTTATTGGTGTTAAAAATCCTGGAACAGAACAACAAGCAAATCGTGTTAAGGATTTTATGAATTACCTAATTATGGATCAGATGAAAGAGTATGAATCGGAATTCGATTCTATGTTATTTCACTTACCATTAGCAGGATCAACTTTTAAAAAAGTATACTACGATGTCCCGATGGGCAGAGCAGTATCAAAGTTTGTACCTGCAGATGAATTAATTGTCCCGTATACGGCTACCTCATTAGACGATGCGGAGGCAGTTATTCATAGAGTAAAAATTTCTGAAAATGAATTAAGAAAACAACAAGTGTCAGGATTCTATAGAGATGTAGAGTTAGGTCCTCCAGGCACAGACACAAATAATGAACTTGCAAAAAAAGAACGTGAGTTAGATGGTACAAAGAAAACAGGTAAGAATGAACCTGTATATACTATATTAGAATGTCATGTTAATTTAGACCTAGAAGGTTTTGAAGAAGTTGGTCCTGAAGGTGAGCCAACTGGAATAAAATTGCCCTACATAGTAACTGTAGAAGAAGGCAATAGAAAAGTTCTTTCTATTAGAAGGAACTATGCGCCCAATGATCTAAAGAAAAATAAGATCCAATATTTCGTCCACTTTAAATTTCTGCCAGGACTTGGATTTTATGGCTTTGGACTCATTCACATGATTGGCGGATTGAGTCGTACGGCAACGGCGGCTCTCCGTCAATTATTAGATGCAGGTACATTATCAAATCTACCAGCAGGTTTTAAACAAAGAGGTGTTAGAGTTAGAGATGAAGCAGCTCCAATACAACCAGGTGAATTTAAAGACGTTGATGCACCGGGTGGTAATTTAAGAGATGCTTTCTTTCCATTACCATACAAAGAACCATCACAAACTTTATTAAACTTACTTGGTATCGTTGTACAAGCTGGTCAAAGATTTGCGGCTATTGCTGATATGCAAGTTGGCGATGGAAATCAAGGTGCAGCTGTTGGGACAACAATTGCTCTTCTTGAAAGAGGATCAAGAGTTATGTCTGCAATACATAAAAGATGTTATGCAGCGATGAAATCAGAATTTAAATTACTTGGTAAAATTGTTTCACAATATTTACCACCAGAATATCCTTACGATGTTGTTGGTGGTGCAAGAAATATAAAACAAGCTGACTTTGATGATAGAGTTGATGTAATACCAGTTGCTGATCCTAATATTTTTTCAATGTCTCAAAGAATTACTTTAGCACAAACACAGTTGCAGATTGCAACATCAAATCCACAACTACACAATATGTATCAAATTTATAGAAACATGTATAATGCGATTGGAGTTAAAGATGTTGATGCAGTTTTACCACCACCGGCACCAACAGCACCGATGGACCCAAGTTTAGAACATATTAATGCTTTGGGTGGCAAACCTTTTCAAGCTTTTCCTGGTCAAGACCATAGAGCACACATCACAGCTCACTTAAATTTTATGTCAACTAACATTGTTAGAAATAATCCTGCAGTTATGGCAGCTATACAAAAAAATATTTTAGAACACATTAGTTTGATGGCTCAAGAACAGGTACAATTAGAGTTTAGAGAGCAAATGCAACAGATGATGATGATGCAACAACAAGCAGCGACCAATCCACAGCTACAAGCACAGCTTCAAGCAATGACAAATCAAGTTGAATCAAGAAAAGCTATCTTAATTGCAGAGATGACAGAAGAATATATGAAAGAAGAGAAACAAATTACATCACAATTTGATAATGACCCTCTTCTAAAACTAAAATCACGTGAAGTTGACTTACGTGCAATGGAAAATGAACGTAAAAAGAACGCTGATAAGGTTGATGAAGACCTTGGAAGAGCAAAATTAATGCAAGCGCAAGATTTAGCTGAAGATAAATTAGATCAAAACGAAGATTTAGCAAAATTACGAGCTGGAGTTAGTCTTGCAAAGTCAGGAATTGACAAAGCAGCTGTTGTAATGGACGATAATTAATGTTAAGGAGATAATACTATGATGAACTATAAAAAAGCAAAACAAATGGCGGTTCCAAGTCAAAATGTAGAGGTAGATCCTAGATCTAAAACTACTGCTGATGGTGCTTTTAACCTTATTCCTACTGGAGATAAGGAAAAAGTTAGAGGAACTAAAAGAATGTTAGCTGAAAAGAAAAAAGAAGCTACTTGGTAC